AAAGTCTTACCTAATCCACAATCCGCAAAGATTGCATACTTACCGGCAAGCAAAGCACGTTTAACGATGAACTTTTGAAAGGGAAACATGGCATTATTTAGCTCCGATTCGTGAATATCGAACCCGCTAAATACATGGTTCTTTTGCTTACTCTCTAGGAATTTTTTATAGTCGCTCATACCTTATCACTCAAAGAAAGAACAGCGAACAAAATAGCGGTTGAAATAGATATGCCTAAAATAAAGGCCGTTACCGCTATGATTACTAATTTTAGGAAGAATGATTTATCATCTTTGTAATCAAAATCCTCCCTTTCTAAATCTGTTGATAGTTTTTTCATGGTTGTTTTTATTTATTAGGTTCTACTTTTTAATCCAATTTACTTTCTTTCCATTACCCTCTGAAGCAATGAATGATAAAGCACACGCCTCATAGTAGGCTTTAGTTTCAGGACTGTAATATGCTAGTCCACTATTCCAAAACCTGTGAATCATTTCGGGTCTTTGGTAGGGGTTTTTCTTACTGCTAGATGAGGATTTGTTTCCCATATCGTGTATCAATTTAGTAATAAATTTCCTCAAACCATGTATCTCTAAACCATTGTACGGTCTTATCTCTGTGTATTACAAGACAGCCGTTTTTTGTCTGATAGAACCGCTTGCCGTTGATCTCGTTAAACGATGACCAATCTACCTGGAGGGAGAAATAAAAGGGGCGGCTCATAACTGTATTGAGTATTTAGATACGTGCTTACCTGACTTCAATTTAATCAATTCACTTTTTACAGCATACTGATTCATGGCTTTAATTTCTGAAATACGGCTACTCAAAGCCCACGTTCCGAACTTCTTTAGTGCCTCCATTGGCGTTAGAGATTTACCGGATAACAAGTATTTTAAAATCCTTTCGTTCTGTGATGTTGTCATGGTGTTATAGATTTACTTTAAACGGTTTAACATTTCAAGTTTCATTCTAATTGCCGACTCTAAAGCAATTACTATTGTGTCAACGTCCTCTTGGACCTTATCGTATTCAATAACTAAGTGAGTCATTTTGTGCTTGTCCTCAATCATTCGTGGGTCATAGGTGCAGAAGTGCCAACGCTTTTTATCTGTGAATAGCATTAGGCTAACGACCTGCCAATAGTGATCGGGGTAATTTGCTTTTAAATCCCAATGGTCCGTTAGTAAAAGATAGTCAATTTGGTTCTCGCTGTAAAACGGGCATTTGATTTCCAAGCCTTCTGAATCGCCAATGATTCTATCGGGAGAACCCCCCGCATGATCGCCCCACGTCTGAAAGCCAATAGTTTCGGTTATAAGCCCCGTTACCTTTTCAAAGTGTTCTACTGCCAGCGGTTCGGTTTCCTTGCCGTAAACTAAAGGATATGCGTAAGACGATGGTTTTGGTCTACCTGTCAATACCTCCGCAACCTTTTGGTTAATGTACGTTAATCCTTTTGCCCCCATTTGGCTAGGGTCGGGGACCGTCTTTGTAGCGGACCCCTTACCTGTTTTTGGTCTGGCTTTCAATTCAGCCTCTGTCATTGGACGTTTGCCGCATTCCATAATCTTATGAATCTCGGAGCTTGTAAACCTACCGGCTCTTATTTGCTCCCATTCCTCGCTACCCTGATCTACAAATTTTGATTGATAGGATGCGTCTAAAAGTTCATCTAAATTCATTTGGCTTTCTTTTGAAGTTCAAATAAAATCTTTCTCAATTCTCCGATAGCTTTTACGTAGGCTTTCGGGCTTGGCTCTACCTTCCAATTGTCGGTATGGTACTTAGTGAGAGAACTATCCAACTGAATCACTTGGTTATAAATCTCGATAAATTCCCCATGAAGTTTATCAATATCCACATCTGGCATACGCCCGTCAATGTCTGTATCGGCCGTAGAGATACCCAAAGCTCCGATTAAGGTATAACGCTTTAAATATTCGATCGCACTCCCACGGGCTTGTATTGCGTTCTTGGACCCGCTTGCATCGGCCTTTGAACTCATTGTGGTCCTCTCTGTATGCCCCTCAATATGGGAAACAAGGCAAGTAACTTTCAGCTCGTCATTGGTATCTGTTATTTCCCAGCGATAACTAAGCTCATTAGTCTTTAAAATCTTACCTATTTGGCGGGTAATGTCAGCCAATGGAGCATAGTGGTATTGAGGCTTAATATCAGTTTCCTTAAACCGGACCTCCTTTGTCTTGCGTATGTCTGGGCATTGAGCTTGGAAATTAGTGAACGCCTCAAAGAATAGTTTACGGGCTGCGTTAGCCTCCCATTTTAATTGAAGGTCCAAGAGCTTACCTAACGATTCAACATCTAAGCCCTTTTCAATAGCCTGACTTATTAGGTCCGTTGGCGTTTGCACTGTTAATTGATTTTCCATTTTAGTGTTTTGCTTTAAGTCTGGTGTCTTCTGGTCGGTCATGGTGTATAGTTTGTTTTACTTTAAATCTCTTTGAATACGGTGCATTCTTTCGGCCTCTTCTGCTTGAGTTGGTGCGTTATAATCTGGCTCAAAGTTTGGCTCAGGTACGGAATTTGTTTCAATGAAGTTCATAATTTCACATTCAATATCCCATTCATTTCTAGGGTCTTGTGATTCAATGTGTCTTTCAAATAATTCCAGTAAGTGTTTGAAATATTGGTTTCGGCTCATGGTTTTATAGTTTAGTTAGTTACTCTTATGCTTTCGTTTAAACTCTCTCTTATTGCCTCGTCTGCTGCTTTGTCGAAGTCTAAAGGGATGAAGCGGTTTTGATTGTGCCATGCGCCATCAAATTCAGCCCCACATTTACAGACAGTATAATTTGTTGTAAGACCAACGTTTATACCACCTCTACCACATTTACAGCGCATAACACCTGAAACAATATAAGACTTACCTTCTATTAAATTAGAGTCAACGCCACGAAAGCTAGTTGCCTTAGAATCCACACAAACAACCTTCTGACCTATGCTGAATAAACTTTCCATATCCTTTATTATTTATGGTTCCAATCTTCACCGTCAAACTCACGGCAATCCATTTTACATTCTATTACAACGTGCTTGCCTCCGTTACGAAACTTAAGAGCTTCGATTAAATCATCCTCAACTAGACAATCTAATTTTGTCATAACCTCTAATTTAGAAATCCTTAAAGCTGCATCATAGTAAACTCCTTCGTAAGTGATCTTGGACATAAAGCCCTTACCATCAGCATCGTAAAGTAAGTCCTCGAATGAATCATTTTGCCAGTCAATTTTCGGTGCGGTTGTGTGTCTCATTTGGTTGTTTGTTTTAATGTTGAATCAAAATAAGGTAAAAGATATTTAACTTCCTACTATTATTTTACTTTTCTTTTTACTTATATTTGCCCTTATGGGAACAAAACTATTTAAACGTAAGGTAGGGAAGCCTTTAAAACACGATTTCAGCGGGTTGTCTTTAGGTGAGGCAATCCCATTTACAGGCAAATCAATTAATAATCCATATCCGTACGCAGCCTATTGGAATGAACGTAACAAGATTAAGATTGAAGTTTGGCGGGATAGCTATGGTAACCCTTACGCAAAAAGAGTTAAGTAGTTTTTTATAGTCTATTAGAGTTAAAGTAAACTGAGAAAGATATGGACGAAAATTATGATAATAACCATTACTCAATGGATCAGGTAAGAATCGAAGAGGTAATTATCTGTACCAAAAGAAGACGGGGAAATGGAACGACTGACCCAATCAGGGTTATCCTTGAAGTATTTACTAAGTCAGGTGAAAAGATTGCCGAGCATGACCCCTGCGAAAGACCACAAGATTTTTAACTACTAAACCCATAGGATATGACACACGAACAAGAAACCTACTACGCTATTTTAGAAGCCATCCAAGTAATGGAGCATTACGATACGGGAGAAGATTTTGCTTTAGTTTCCTCTTTGAGGCGATTGAAAGAAATTAAAGAGAAGGGAGTAACCTCTCTAACAGAAGAGATAGCAAGACTGAAACTATTTTTAAAGGCCGCTACTGGCAGCGCTTTTTATGATGAGTTTGTAGAGCGTAAAATTAAAAACACTATAGTCTAAAACTTAAGGTTGTAGGGAGTTTTAATGACCTACAACGAAGGAGTGTTTATTCTCGCCTGTGCCTAACACAAAACTTTTTAAATAACGATTATGAAAACAAAAACTATTAGTCCAAGACAAGCAAACACCTTTAAGAATGTTTGCTTACTACAATCTGATAACAAGTCCGCTGGTAAATCTGACTTGATGGTTCATGATGATAGAGTTTCAATTTATCCAGATGGTCAAATAACAACGGGATGGATAACCATTTCTAAGTCAGAATTTAATCGGCTCATTGATTGGTACAACAAACCTCAGAAGGCACGGGTGGAATAAACACAATGTTAGCGGCTGGTTTTTGTGAGCGTAGGGCAAAAGCGTGGCGCGATGGGTTTGAGGCCGTCCGCGGGCAGCTTTTGATTGTGGCAAAAAACTTGCCGCTAATGTATCAAGTGTATAACCAGTGCGATAAGAAACACTAAAAGTAACTATGGAAAACAAAGCTGAATTGAATTTTTGTATTGCCGAAGGGCGGGAATTTCTTAACACAATCTTTTTAGGTGACTGTATCGAAGTAATGAAAGATTTACCTGATAGCTCAGTTGATATGGTTTTATGTGACTTGCCTTATGGGACAACTCAGAATAAATGGGACACAGTTATAAACCTTCCTAATATGTGGGAACAAGTCTGGCGTATTTGTAAACCTAATGCTGCTGTTGTTCTTTTTTCAGCACAGCCATTTACAACTACACTGATTGCATCACAGATAAAATATTTCAAATATGAATGGGTGTGGGTTAAGAATTTAAAAACAGGGAACCTTAATGCGAGGAAAATGCCTATGGGTGGGCATGAGACATTGCAGGTTTTTTACAAACAACCACCGACATATAACCCACAGAAAAGGAAAAGAACAACTGAGGTTAAAAGCGGAAACAAATACAACTCAAAGACATCTAATTACGGGAAACAGGGAGAACTTTATATTGATAGACAGTCAGATGAATTGATGCCTGACACCGCCTTACTAAACTTCAAATGTGTTCACAATAGTTCAGGGAAACTCCATCCAACACAGAAACCTATTGAGCTTTGTGAGTACATGATTAGAACATACACTAATGAAGGTGAGACAGTTTTGGATATGACTTGTGGCTCAGGAACTACTGGTGAGGCCTGTAAGGTTAGTGGAAGAAATTTTATTCTGATTGACGATGACGAAACTCATTTTGAAACTGCATTTAAGCGCGTTGGCGGCAATACAAAAATTCATGCACACACTTCACTATGAAACACTTCCGAGCATTGGTTATACACAGTGTTATGTGCTGTATTGCGGGAGCGTTGGGGCAAGCCACATGCGGGGAGGATGTGCGTAGCTCCGCTGGCGTGGCTTGTTTGAGGAGCAATATTGCACATAACAAGCGAATATATGCACCTTATCCGTTTGTCAACGTTTATAAAAGCAGAATTAAAAGAACTAAACCAAGTCCAGAACCGCTAATGAATCCTAATTTTAAACCTTTCTTTTTACTTATATTTACAGCCATGAGAACGAAACTACATAAAAGGAAGGTCGGAAAGCCATTAAAGCACGATTTTAGCGGGTTATCTTTAGGTC